CTAGAGTAGCTTTTCGATTTCCGCTTCAAGTTCCCTTGGAGTCGTCGTCGGGGCAAATCTTGCGGCAACATCGCCTTTTTTATCGACAAGGAACTTGGTGAAGTTCCATTTTATGGCCTCGGTTCCAAGCAGCCCCTTGGCCTCGCCCTTGAGAAAGCAAAAAACCGGATGCGCCTCATTGCCGTTGACGTCCACTTTGGCGAACATCGGAAAGGTCACGTCATAGGCCTTGGTACAAAATTGTGCGATCTCCGCCTCCGTCCCAGGCTCCTGCCCCCCGAACTGGTTGCACGGAAAACCGAGAACAGAAAAACCCCGCGGCCCAAATTTTCGCTGAAGCGCCTCGAGCCCCTCATATTGCGGGGTGAACCCGCATTTGCTCGCGGTATTGACGACGAGTAGCACTTGGCAGGAAAAATCCGCAAGCGACTTTTCCTGCCCGTCGAGCGTCCTTGCCGAAAAATCATAGATCGTGCTCATGCAAATCCTCAAGCTGCGTCCCCGCGCAAAAGCCGCGGTCCATGGGGCGCAGCATAATCGAACGAGACGGGCGCAGCCATGCGGTTCTCGGCCAAAATCTGCCTCGCTGAGGCAGACCGAAACGCGACCGCCGACATTTCTACGCAAGCAAAAAGCCACCACCCCGCGGCGCGGGGTGGTGGCGTCGGTGAAAACCGCGAGGAAAATCCTTAGGATGTCAGACAGCTAGAGCGCCGTCCGTTCAAATTGAATCGGACTTACGCTCTAGGATCTTGATTGAGCATGATCTTTTTCGCACAACCGGCGTCCACTTGCGCGGATCATGCTCTAAGCCACGAAACCTTTCCGTGCGTAGACCTCGTCAAGGGCTCTCGTCAGTAACTCAACCTCCGTTTCGAGCTTCGTGACCTTGTGCTCCAATTGCTCGATCCGCCGCTCATAGCCGTCGATCAGCACCCGTATCCGCGCATCAACGATAGCCGCGAGAGGCGCTTGGCGATTGATCAAGGCCGTCAGGATCGTGCCGACGATGCCGATCAATGCGCCGAGCCCGCCGGCGCCGACCGCCGTGCCCAAAATCCCGCTTGAATCCGACACTTCCTTCTCCGCAACGTTCGTTCCCCTGCACCCGGCTCATGCGGCTGCTCCATCGAAAGCGTAACAGCACGGCCGGCCGCCGTGCTCTGCAAAATCCCGATCAGACCGGCATTTCCACGGGCGTGATCCCCGTCGCCCGAACGAGGTTGGGAGCAGCGGTCATGGCCGCTTGCTCGGTGATCGATGTTATTCAATGGCCCGTTGAAACAAGCAACAGCGCGCCGCACAGCCAAGCCCCGGCCGCGCCGTAGGAGCCGCTCCAAAGGACAACGTCATTGTGGGTGGGCCGAGGGTCCGACATCGCGATGAAAGCCCCTGTTGACGCATAGACCACGATCCAGAATAGCGCCAAGAACGATTCAAGACACAGCATATTCAGCCCTCCTTGAACGGTTCGGCACGCTTGAACTGCCGCGCCAAGACAAAGAGATGCCCGTCATCCCACTCAACAACCGCCGCATTCCGCCTGCGGCCTTCGAACGCCGAAACGCCGAAACGCCGTCCGTCTTGTTGAGGATACCAAAGAAAACATTCATGAAAGCGCCTCCAAAAATAAACCCGCCAAGAGGCGGGCCAACGACGATAAGAATGGATTGAACGACCCCGACCGCGGAGGGTCGATCGCACGCGAATGGGAACACATTCGGGCCATTCAGGCTCCGAATAGGCATGCCGCATTTATCCTTGGGTTCAATTCAGATATCGAGGCGGGTGATCGGCATGTTCCGAAAAGCCGTGCGTGCGGCACATTAGGATATTTCACCCACAGACGGTCTCACACCGTTCACTGCTGCACACCAACATTTGAGAGATCGAAGGGAACAAATCCGAGCTTGAGCGCGGGGCTTGTCGGGCGGAGACTGAAGTCTCCCTCACCACGATTATGAAACTGCGGATCCGCGTCGATCAGCGAATGTCGATCATTGCCATAGGAGGACCGCCACTGATCAAAGTTCGTCTTATCGGACCAGTTCGTTATTTTGGATCCATACTGGTAGTATAGATTATAGTCGGACACCTGCCTCCAGGCCCATTGAGGATTTGTGTTGTCCAACGTATTGGAATATGTCGATGGCCTGCATTTTCCGTCCGCCTCCCAGGCGACGATATTTCGGTGGAAATACATCCCGATTTCGCTATTGGCAAAATCGCCTTTCCAATAATATGGGTAGAGTGGGAAATCCTTGACCCCACATTTGCGCTCCTTACCCCACCGCGTATAGAAGATGTTGTTATAAATTTTATGGTTGATGCCCTTGATCTGGAGAATGCGGCCATCAACCCCGTACACAAGGTTGTTTCTGATTGTAAGACCTGCCGATTCATCATCGAGATAAATGCCGACACCATCCTGTCGCCGCGGATGGAGCTTTATGTCGTGAATCTTGTTGAATTCGATGATTGTCCCGAGATTCGGGCCGTAATTATAGATCGCGCCGAAATCGGCCATATAGGACGCGCCATTCAATCCCAGATCATAAATATGATTATAGGCGATATAGGCCTCCCCCGTCTCGTCATCGACGATATTATGCCGCTTCAAAGGGTCGAGATAATCCGCGTCGACCTGCGAAAACCGCTTGGCAAAACTATTGATGATCCCCGAGCCAGGCCCGCCATGAATGATGTTGTGTGTGATTTTGTTACCGATACCCCGTCCGGTCAGGATCGCGGCCGTCGCATGGAGAATGATCCCGAAATCGCGGATATGGTTGTTGCTGAGGATATGACCGCCGATATTTCCCGTTGAAGCGCTCGTCGTGTAGCCCGGCCCCCAACGATCCCGATTCCATGCGGGTTCATCCCCCGCGATGACGAAACAGGCGCCAAGATCAGACGCGGAACTCCTCGTGACGGAGAGGCTTCTTGTCTTGATCGCGACAATGCCGCATTCCCCAATATGCTCAAACGCGACCTTGTCGAATCCAACCTCATTCGCCCCCCAGATCGTCACGGCACCGACCGGATCGAGATGCCAATTACTGATGGCGCCAATATATCCCGTCTTGAGGATATGCGAGTTGGAATGCGCGAATTTGATGGATCGAAATTTGATCCGGCCGGCCTTCGCGGTTGCATTGTCCGTGTAGGCGGATCCATTGGAGATCCTGACAAGCTCCTCGATCACTGGAGCAATGACGACCGAATCCTCCGGGGTCTCGTTTGGCCTTGGCACATAGGTCAGGATACCGGTCGCGCGGTCGAGATAATGCTCCCCGGGGCGATCGCTTGTGAGATCCTCATAGACATTCTCGCGGCGCCAAGCCGTCCCAACCGGAATCTGCGATTTAAGCACGTGGCTATTCAACGTCGCGGTCCTATTCGCCACGTCGATCGAAGCTATAGGAATAAGATTCCCATAAAATTCCTTGCTGTTGAGCTGGATCCGAACATCCGTAAGATTGGTCCAGCTTTCGTCAAGTTCACCCGAATTGAACCCGAAACGATTAGACCCATGGATACTATGCTGATCTCCGGGGTTGGACGGCCGCACGGGATCATCGACGAAGGGCGCCATCCCCGTGCCATCCACTTGCTGAGCAACGGAAAACCTCTCACTCCCAATCGGCGGATAGATCGGCCACCGGCTTCTTTCCGAGTTCACCCAAAGGTCGCCGAAATACCAGCTTCCCGCAGCTACTTCCGGTATGGCAAGTTTCCAGAACCCGGTTTGCGGATCGATTTCAAAGCCCTTGAGGACGCGTCCGCCGCTCACGATCGGGGCTTCGCCGGGATAGGCTTCATAGATGATCGATCGGCCTCGCCCCGGAGTGTCCTCCAAACCAAATTCGATCTTTTCATCGAGCCAATAGGTCCCACCACGGACCAAAACCCGCCAATCGCGCTCACGACCGCCCGGCTCGGCAAGTTGCAGCCTTAGCTTGTCCCGCACACCGTTGAGCGTCGCGCACGGACCGTCCGAGGCAAGCGTATTCGGCGCCGCGAGAGTGCAAGACCAGGAATCCCTTCCTTCTGGTGCAACGAAAAAATCGCCCTGGCTGAGGAGCCTCGCATCTGGAGGCGACGTGCGGTCATCGCCCCCGGCCAAACTAAGGTTCGCCGATATATTCGAGACCAACACAATTGCGAGAAACGCTCTAGGGCTCGCCATAAATTGCGTCATTGCACCCCGCCGCGCATGGTTCAATGGTTCGCCGGTCAATGCCTATGAGCTTCGATCCGGCCACTTCCCCGATTGAACCACGCTCCGGCGGCTGCATTATGTCAGAGCTTATTCGCGATGGCCGCGATCATTGCATCGGCTGCTCTATAGCCGAGGTGGAAATGCCCTGCCGGCGACGGATGCGTCACATCCGCTCCATTCGCACCCCCCGTATAAAGATCCGAATTGCCGTCTCCCGTCGGGGCACCAGTCCGACCGGTGCCAAAGACCCATGGATTATCCGTCGAACTACCCGTTCCCGTAACCGGCACAAAGAAAAGGTTCGGATCTCCGCTCATACGGGTTTGCACCACTGCTTGCAAACCATTCTCAAGCGCCTGGATGGTCGCAAGCGCAATATTGCCCTTGAATACGCCAAAGACAAAAATCGGAATCATCGGCATGCTGGCCCTGATCGCATCGAGGAGCAAGCCGACTTCCGCCTGAACGCTCGCCACGGACGACGCATTGTCATTAATTCCCATGGCGAGGCCCACAATATCGGGATGTGGATCGATCACGTCCGAAATTCGTTCTCGGAGGGAAAATTTCGTGCCGCCGACATTATTTAAATATCCGGTGCCGCCGCTGCCAGACGCCCACATGTCCTTGATTCCAAGACAATCAGCCAAGACGAAAGCCCAGCCGTCCGCGATGCGTGATGCCCCCACCCCCGCGGTGAACGAATCGCCGCCGATGACCATGCGCAAGCGGTCCGCGTTCGGCACAGCGTAGATGGAGTCGGTCGGGCCGACCCGCGCCTCCAAGAACGCGCTCGCAAGCTCTCCTTCGAGAACGATACGCCGAATCTTGCGTCCTCCAGCCGCCGAAAAGTCGAGGGAAATATAATAGGTCGACGTCCCTCCGGGCGGCATTGTCGCGGTGAGGCTGACATAACGACCATCGACCAGAAAGCGGAACGGCGTCGTCGCATTATTATTCACGGCAAAGCAAATCACGCTCGCGTCCGCCATGAATTCACATCGCCAGGCAACGCCATCGCGCGGCGGATCACTGAGGACATTGCCCGCTCCGGTCCCAAATCGCGAGACACACCAAGCTCGCGAAAAAGTCGTGAAATAGGGAACAACATTCCCGCCATAGAAAGCAAATGGCGTCGGGTTCGTTTGATACCGATAGGCTTTGCTCAGCGCGCCGGGGGCAGTGGTGCTTCCCGATATGTCCGGAGGAGAAGTCATGGCCGGCATCAAGTGCGGATTGTCAAATCGTGCCACCCTTGCCAGCCGTTTGAGCTTGCCATAGATTGTCTCTGAGCCCACATTCGCCGCCATCCCGGCCGGAGCGAGCTGAAGGCGCCACCCATTCGCCTCGAGCAGCGGCACATCGAATTTCAGCACCTCCACCGGGGCACCGGAAACGCTGGTATAGGTCCTTCCGTGGAAAGAAATCGTGCTTCGGCTGCCGTCGTCCGGGGGAACCATGAGGCTTATGGCCATGGCGTCATCCTTTCAATAAAAAACCCGGCACTTCGGCCGGGTCGCATTCGCACCAAGAACAATGAATCGATCACTCAGGATGTAGGTCCACCGCAAAGAAGATATTGAATTGCAATCCGCACCGCGCCACCTGTAAAATCGGCGGGGCCTGTATCCGTGCCATTCCGGCCCGTTAATGTAATTGTCGATCCACTATACCATGCGGTCGGGCCGATAACCCCAACGTTGGTTGTGCCAAGACCCGACTCGATGCCCGACCCGAACTGGCCATTTGCCGTACCCGCCCCTCCGTTGGAACCTATCGTTGCGTCCACACGGAAGGATCCTGCGCCAGTAATCGCCTCGGTCACGCGAACTGACACCGCAAGAACGATGGAACGCTCGGGAATTTCAATCAATGAGCTGACGCTCGCTCCCGAAAGTTCCGACAGAAGTTCCTCGATCGATCCTATTTCAATCTTGGAGCCATGAGCCGCATTCGTCAAGAGACCCACAGGTCCCCCCGCCGGCGCCCAGCCTCCGGGCTGAACCCCATCGTGAACCTGGACACGATTGTTGGTCGTATCGACAATCAATTCGCCCACAGCTCCCGTGAAGGTCGCAAGGAACGATGCCGCCTCACGGCGCCGTTTCACCTGTATGCTCATGCCGATGCCAATCCGAGGTCGATGATGGTGACATTCGACTCCGAGGCGAGCCCGAAGTCATCCGTGTTGATCGCGGCAGCGCTCGCGCCGCCATAATCGAGCGCCGTACCGAGCGCCAGCGCTTGTACGACTGGTCCCAGCCCCGCCCCTGTCCCTCTTGGAACAAACGTATAGACCTTGCACGCCGCCAAATCCTGGAGCGCTTGACCGAATATGTTGAAGCTTTGGAATTTCAAGTATAGCATCGTCCCAACGTAGGCCGCAGGCAATGCGAACTTGAAGATGGCATCGTCTAGTCTGGCGAATCGTTCACCGGTAGTATGTGACACGTCGTGTGTCCCGTGCAGACCACGCATGAGGATGGTCAGATCGTAGCGCCTCGGCCCTGTCAAAGTCGCGACACTATAGGCGACCAGTTCGTCACCGACGAGAGAAAGCGTCAACCCTGCCTTTGCATCCGGTTCCGAAACTGACCCAAGCTCTCCCCCACTTTCCGTCAAATCGACGGCCAACACACCATTCATATCCGTCCCCGGCTCGCTGTGATGTTCGAGCGCCTCGGTCAGCGAACCATGACGGGCGGGTCTATCGACCCTCCCAATCTGACTAAAGGTGCCGTTATCCGTCGAGGCATGGATAAGACAGCCGCCCCAGAATGGATCTGCTTTCCCGGCAACAGCATCAGGAGGGATGGTATTGCTCGGCTCCACAGTCGCCCGATCTGCCTGCATTGGCATGGGAATCGCCGATGCGACACCGCCCCCCGAAGCAAAACCAGCCCCCCAAACATAGAGCCCTTCACCCAAAGCCCCAACATAGGATGTCGAACCATAGACATCTTTCAGGATGATCGAAACCCCCGGGGCGGCTGACGCCGTCATCATACATGTGATTGACAGGAGGTACCAAGGCCCACCTGCGACCTGCGCGATCGACGCGGCCGTGATCCCGGATGTTTCCCCCAGTGAGATACCGTCGACGAGATCGAAATCAACGCTTTGACTTGCCGACCCGTCATGAATCTTCAAACGGCAGGCATCGCGTTCACCGGCATGGAGATAGACCGAGAATTGCACGAGCGTACCGATCTCCACCGGCGGCAAGTCGGCCCTTGCTTCGTGTGTACCTTCGGAATCATCTTCGGATAGCTTGTACGCCATTGTGATTCCGCCAGATACCGCGACCCAGATTTCGCGCAAACCGCCGGTTAATGACGCGGGAGGCTCAAAGATGACCGGCGCATTGACAAATGCGGGCGCGATATTGTGGTCGAGCCCTCCACCCTTGCCGATCTCAACCGGATAGGCCTCCGCAGTCGCCGTGCCTCCCGGGAACTCCTCGGCCAGCACGTTCAAGGTCCCATCATCATCTTCCTCAACGGAAAGGATCCGGACCGCCGCATGGTCCAAACCAAGCGCGGGATCTGTAAGGGTCACGATATCCATTGGCTCGAGGAGACAATATTCGAATGAGAGCCGGAAAGCGTAAGTATTGCGGATATAAATCTCACGCTGCAAAATCAGCTGCGCGATTTTTTGCGCGATATAGGCATCACAGATTTCATGAGCCGTTATCGTCGGTCCATCACGCCGCCCGTAGGCCTCGATGGCATTTTGATCCCATACAATGATGGGAGTCGCGTTGTAACCACCCCATCTGTACGAGATTTCGAGGGTCTGGAGATTGAACGCCGAATAGGGGTCCTTGCGCTCGATATGGATGGGATCGTCATCCGCGTCGCCGACAAAATCATCGTCGTTCAGATGATAGGCTGGGGTAAGGTTCGGATCAAATACAACCGATCCGCCGGCGTAAAGACCGCCCGTGAGCGGAGCATCACCATAAGGTACGACCTTCAGCTTCCCCCCGGACCAGACCGCGGTCGCGTTCGTAAGCTTCAACCAGCGCGTCAGGATCGCGTTCGCCGATTCCTTGTTGGATAGCATCGGGGAAATCGCCAGCCCCGCGGCCCGGCAATAGGCTTGATACGACGCGCTTCCCGACGAACCGAAAAGCGTCGATGCATCGATAGACTCGGGTGGAAATTGCACGCCATACTGAGAATTTATCAGAAAATCATAGATGACTTCCGCCGGATCCGCATCCCGGCCATTGACGACGGCCGTCCATGACTTGAGCCCATAAATCTCGAACTGTAGCGATCCGATGCTCCCGCTTTGGCCAAGGTCATACCATCCTGATACGGTATAGGCCAAACCCCGATAAGGCAATGCCTCACCGGCATGGTCCACGCTCAAATAGCCCCAGGATTCTTGTGTCGTGCTTCCGTAGAACAGTCCGAGTTCAAGGCTCTCAAGCGTCGCAACACTTTGACCGTTCCAAATTGTACCGACGGACCCAATTGGTCCCTCGCACAGCCCCATCGCAATCGCGGTACGATAATTATAGCCCGATAATGTCTTGCGGCCTCCCCCTTTCCCACCAGCCTTGGTATATTCCGGTATCGCCTGAAAATCGCCGGTCCAGATAATGTTTGGGGCAACCTTATTGTTACCATACACAATCGCAATTGGAACCGCGTTGCTCGAGGTCTGGATCTGCAGGCCCGTTAGCTGCGGGACTTCCGCGGTCTTCGGGCCACGTGCGCGAAGAAAGCTCATCTTCGGGGATCCTCCGCAACAGCGAAATCATTGTCCGCATGTCGTGAGTGGGAAAAATAGCGCGGTTTCCGGCAGGGATGGCAAAGAACCATGTTGTTCTCGACGGTTTCCTCGAAGACGACCCCTGCGGGCTGAAAGGCGTGGACGATCGCGAGCGGCATGATTTGCGTCACGATCGCGCCATGCGAATAGGTCCGCCCATAGCGGAAGACCATGACATCGCCCAGCATTGGCGAGCGCACCTCCGTGCAATGCTCGAAGATGAAGCCGAGATATCGTTCTTCGGACCGATGCAGATGCCAATCATCCGGATAGGGTCGCGGATCGAAGGGCCTGCAAAGGCCGAGGTCGACGAATACTCGGACGAGTAACATCCCGCAGTCGACTCCGATTCCCGGCACATCCGCGCAGGAATGATAAGGCGTGCCGATCCATTTACGCGCCTCGGCAACGATACGCGCGCGCTGATCCACTTGGCTCACTATGATCACACTGCGTGGGTTGGGGGTGGAACGTATGGGAACCCGCGGAAATTCACGAGATTGCCGAACTTCAACTGGCATGTGGTTTGGGTGTGATCACAGCCAAGATAGGCAACGAATGTGTCGCCTGGCGCGGGGGCGTTCAAGAGAGGATAGGCAAGGGTCAGCTCCCCTGCGGTTCCACTCTTGATTGTCGCCGTCAGTCCAAAATTAATCCCTGACGTGAACGTCACCGTACCTTGCTGATAGGCCGACGAGGCGCTCGTCCATTGTATTGTCTTAGTGCTTGACCCGACACCCACGGTCCCATTCACGCCGAAGGCATTTTTGACAAGGCCGCAGCCAGAATCATAAAGCACATGAACACATGACGGCGCGTAGAGATTTCTCGGCATATCCAGATCGAGAAGAATGAGGTCGGAGTTGACCGTAACCTCCGCCGTCGTCCGGCCGATTCTATCGATCGTGCCAACACGTCCTTTGAACAAAGTCACGGTGCCAATAGGAGGCTCGGTCCATGAGCTCAGGAACGCGCGGTCCCGCTGGATTTTGCACCCATCGAACACGCCGTTTCTCAGCGCCTGCAGGAACGGTACGCCGCCGACGATATCCGCGTCTCTCGCGGATATCGTGATCTGCTGCTGATCGACATCAAGTCCGGCTGAACATTTAAACTTTAATCCATCCACAAGCACGGAGTCCGCAAGATACGTATAGCCCGCCCACACGACAGGGACATCGGCGCTTGTATAGGTCAACACAAGGCCGCTCGAGAGAGTGAAGGTGTAAAGATCGGCAAGGTTGGCCTTGGCGTCGCGAGTGCGCAACATATCAAGGTGGGCGATCAGCTCGGGAGACGCGAACCTCATGATCTAACGCTCCGGAATCTCAAGCTTTCAACTCGCCACAGGTGAGGCATGAAATTCTCAAAATCGCCCTGGTCGTCAAGAAACCGGCATTCATACGCAAAGGCGAAATCCGCCGTGATGACCACTCCGGCGCCAGGTGGAGACGAAAAGGTGAGAGCGTTAGGCTCAGTGAGCGACCACCCTGAATCCTGGTCGACCCCATCCTGATAGACATGCGCGATGCTTGTCACCCAAGATACCGGTTCGATGAAGGTTCCGAGTGTCCGGACGAAGGTGAACGTCGTCGCTGTCCCATCGGCGATTGCGAGGGCTTGGCCAGTGATAGAATGATCCGAAGGATCGATATAAAGAAAGGTTCCGAACTGGCCCTTGCATTGCAGGTACAGCCCCATCAATGCCTGCAGAGAATTGGCCCCGAGGCCCGGAAAGGCCGCATTTGAGGCCAGACCTTCGAAGGTCAATTCAAACTCATAGAGCGGGTAGGCAAAGTTGGGCGCTCTAATTTCGCGACCCGAGACATGTCCCGCCACTCGGGTTGCAAAAACCGGCTTTTTGTGGACGGACCAACCCTGGCCGGCAAGCACCGGAAGCACTGGAGGCATTGGCATCATTCCCCCCTCACCGCGCGAATCCGGATCGATTCACCCCGCCAAAGTCGTTCCATGAATGCCTCGATTTCGAGATGATCATCGGCGAACCGACAAAGCACCATGGGACCAAGCTCAAGTTCCTCTGGAACCGAGAGTTGAAACGGCAATTGAGGCCCACGCCGGTTCGCGTAGAACGCGACCAGGGTTTCAAGATCCTTCGTTCCGTCGTCCCTCAAGACATCGAAGGTAAGCTCGATTTCCAGCACCGCCCCAACCCTTCTTGCCGCCCGGCTCTCCCGCCCGGATATGTGCTCGCTGGCGATCGTCTCAAAGAGCGGCGCGTAGCGTATCGACCAGCCTTGTCCAGCAAGCTCGGGAAACGCCGGGTAGGATCCCGGCGATAGCGGCACATCCGGCTGGGGGGGTAGGACAAACGGCCCCTTGCCCGCGATCCAGTTTCCACTCCGCCAATTGGCCGCGTCGCCCCATACTGACGAAAGCTTTGGGAAGGTCGGAAAGGGCCTTGCATCCCAGTTCCAGACCGAACAAAAGGCCGGCTCTAGCAGCACGATGCCTGCGTCCGAGACCTCGTTATTACCATCCTCGAACCAATATTCATGGACCGCTTCAAGAGCGAGACGCGAGAGCGCGGCATCTTCCCTCGGCCGGAAGGATGAGCCGTCCGCCGGTTCCCACTCCGACCAGAAGGGTGTGAAGCTTTCCGACGATTTTGGATCGAAGAAGACGTTCGGTTGATTGGTCCCCTTGTCGCAGGTCGGGTATCCATATTCCGTGAAGCTTATGGATTTCGCTCGCGGACTCCACTTGGTATCAGCGCCCTGTGGTTCCCAGCCACCAGATACATCTGGATAAATTGCTTTATGGGTGTTGTTCCACCACCAGCGCAATTGCTTATTCGCGAGCAATTCCTGATTTGGATAATAGGGGGATCGAGATTGGGTTCGCCGGTCTCCGAGTGGACGGGAGACTTGCAGGCCCGATCCGTGGGGATCCAATCCGCGTCCATCATTGCGACTATCGAAATAGGTCCAGTTGAATTTTTCGCCTCCTTCAATATTCGCCTTGAGATAGGCCTTCGAGTGGAGGCTCGGGTGTCCGTCAAGGCCAAGCCCGTTCATCGTGGCAGGGCTTGGCGGCCACGGTCCATCGGGCTTTGGGTCCGCCCAATGCAAGACATCGAGCCCACCCGCGCCGGCCGTCCAGTCTGATAATGGCAAATAATTATCAATCCCCACAAGGTCGATACTCGGATGCGCATAGAGCTGATCGAGGTGCGGCCATTGTCCTTCATCGGACGGGTCGGACATTTCATGCTGGACCCCCATCCATACGGACCAGTCGGCCGCATAGCTGATGAGATTTTTCAACGCCGTGAGATTTTTCGCGAGCCCCGCGTCATCGAAAATCCCACGGACATCATCGGCAAGACTTTTCAAGGCATTGACAAAAGGATAATCCCAGATCGCCTTGCCGTCGCTCCCGATCGTCCCCGCTTTTGTCCAGGCCGGCCCGCGAATCGTCTCAAGACCGCGTAGCTCAGACCCCACAAGAAAGAGATCGACCCCTCCAGCCAGAACGCAAAGTTGGGCGTAATGCAGGATCATCCTGCGATAGGTGAAATCCGTCGCTGGGCCGCTATAGGCCACCGTGAGATTGATATTATCCCGGCTAAAGCTTCCGCTTGGAGCAGAGCCAAGGAAACTCGCGACCGCCGCAGCGGCGGCCGAGTTCCTATCAGGTGAATGGGTAATCCGGCCGCGCCATGGAAAGCCCCCCGGAATATCCATCAGGATGAACGGATAAAAGACGACACGATAACCGCGCGCCTTCAGCTCTAGGATCGCCCGCACCACGGACTGATCCGATGGGGTTCCTCCATAGCTGAACGTGCCGCCACTCGACGAGATCGGGATGAGTTCCGGCGAATCCTGCGTCAATCCGGAGCAGCGCCATTCGTCCTGGTGCCACGCCCCGCCATAATAAGCTTCGACCTCGCCGCCCGTATAGGTCGTCGATGGATAGATCCGGCAGGCGCCCGCGCTTGTCGAATTGCCGAACCACGAAATAATCAACGCAACGGTCCGGCACTCGGGGAACAAGGCTTCGAGCTGGTCGATCGCATAGGAAAAGTCGGTCGTCGCCCCGCCCGGTGCATGGTAGGTATTTATGCCAGATAGTTCTATTTCCGTGACCCGTCGGCCACGATAGGGAATCGTGTCATAGGATGCCTCACCGGTTGAGGGCAAAAGATTCACACCATTAATATAAGTCATGCACCGCCGCCGAGCTTGCCAAGACCAAGATGCGCGCCCGTCCGCACGCCTTCGCTGATCGTGCGCATAATGGTCCGATCATGGTTCTTGAGGAACCGCTTGACACTTTGAGCGTCTACGGCGTTCACGTTGATATTCGTCGAATGATGAACGGTGGCTTTGCCCTTCTCTCCGAGCGGTCCATTATCGAGCGCGGAGCGCCAGGCTGCCGCCGGACCGGCCGGAACGATCATCTCGCCCTTGTGCACTTGCGCAATCATATCGCCAGGCAATTCCCAGGATCCGACCGCGAAAGACGCAAGGCCGCTCGCAACGCCAAGCACCGTTGCCTGGCCAGCCAGCGCAGGCCCTGCCGCCGCTGGCCCCATAATTGGAGAGAGGAAACCAAAGATGCCGGCGAAAGTCTGCGCCGCAGAGGCAAAAATGCTTTTCAAGATCCCCGAGATGATGCCAAGCCCGGAACTTGCGGCGGCCGTGCTCTCGAGACTTGTGCGCGCGGATGTCCCGGCCGACACGGCCGCTGTCTTCGTGGCCTCACCCGCGGTTGTCGCGGCCGTCTGCGCCGCAACACCGGCAAGCCAATCCGCCACCATGCGAATGCGCGCCTGGACGAAGCTTTGGATGACTTGCAGCAGAATGTTGCGGGCGGCATCCCGCAACGACATCGTGCCCTGGATCATGCCCATGATCGACCGCGTGACGCTTCCGCCGATCTGGTCAAATGAGCGACGATAATCGCGAAAAACCTGCGCGCTTGTTTCGCGCTCGATGGCTTGCCGCCTCAGCGCCGACTGGCTCGTCAGTTCCTCTAGCCGGTGTTGTGTCGCCGCATAGGCTGACGTTCCTTGCCGGTAGGATCCGGCAAGGAACTGCAGATAATTGCGCTCCACATCCACACGCCGATTTTCGAGCGTGAGGAGGCTCGTCAACTCATCCTGGCGGGAAATCTGCGCCAATTGAGCCTGCTGCCGAACGCTCGTTGCCTGTTCCCTCAGGCCGCTTAAGGCAAGCGCCCGGCGCGACTGCTCCGTCTGGCGCGCGATCACCAGCTCATCGCCGCTAGCGGCGCGCATCGCCGACGTCTGGCGCGCCGCTTGGGCTGCATAGGCCTGTGTCAGTGAGCCGAATGAGGCATTAAGCTGATTAGCCCCGTTCCGCAGCGAACCAATGGTCGAATCCATCGTGCTCGCCGCTTGCTGCAACCGGCTTTGCAAATCGGAGACATCCGCAGAAAACGTGATGACGATATCATCGGACATGCATGCTTGTCCTTGCGGCCTTGCGGTGGAGGCGACATGTCACGACCTTGGTTCGGTTAAGAGCCAGACATGCCACCCAACGAGGAGGTCTTGGAATTCACGCGCCGGGAGGCCTGGCGCGTGTCCGGCTGTGCGGTGGCCTTTTCGAATCACCCCCCTTCATCGACGCGCACGAATCCGTCAGGACAACGCGTGATAAGGGCCCCGATCCCGCTTGGGTCCGCCTCGCTCCGCACGGCGGTTTCCTCGGCTTTCCGCTCGATGCCATAAACGCATTTCAGGATCTCGTGTACGGGTGGATGGTCCTGCCAATAGGCGAATAGTTCAACCACGTCGCAAAAAGGCATATCGTCGATTTCAGCGGGCGTGTAATGGCAGGCCGCCATAAGCCGCGCATAGACCTTGGCGAAATCTACGCGGGCGGGCTTCCTCCCTGAAGCGCGCCCGCAACAGCTTCCCCCGGGCGCGGCTCCGTGCCGCTCGAGGTCTCAACAAAGCCACCGAGTTTGAGCACGACCGCCATCGCCGCTCCGATCTCACTCGCGGTCGCCTCGATTTCCGATAGCGTCGAGGCTGCCTCCGGGTGGTCGCGCCGAAGCGCGATCGCGACAATGAACATTGCCGCACTGATATGGCCCTTCGATTCGAACGTGCTCTCCATCAGGATCGGCTCGATCGCCTGCACCTGAGCAAGTGTCAAAGGCCGAATTGTCCATTGCTGCTCGCCGAGCACGATAGTCTCTGCCCCCACCCGCATGTTAGGACGCCTCCGCGAAGGACCAGGTCATGACATTGCCCGCAGCATCCGCGTAGCAGGAAAAATCGAACTCGGGCATGACGAAGTCCTCGAGCTTTGTTTTGAAGCTCAGCTTGTTCGAGGTGCAATTATTGAGTCTCAGCGACACCGCCTGCCCCTGGAACGTCGTGTAGAACTGCGCCTGAAATGTAGGCGTCGTGCCCAGCAATTGATTGGTGACCGAGAACTTATGACCACTGCCACTTAGCGAATAGGTATAGCTCGCCAGCACAGCCTTGCCTGTATCCGCGGCGTTGAATGTATAGACACCCGAGGCAACGGAATATTGCCCAGGCGAGGGAGCGGCAGCGACCTTCGTCAAAGGTAGTCCGGTCGCGACGTATACAACGCCATGGTCATCGGAAAAGCTCGCGGCGTTTGCCACCGTCACCGTATAGGGCGCTGCGGCCGGCACCGTCCCTGCCTCGGCAAACGAGGTTGCAAGCTGCCCAGCGGATGGAGAAATCCCGTAAAACAGGTGGGCAAAGGCTAGGCCCGAGATCCGCGCGACCTTCGCCTTTCCCGTGGTCTTGATCGTGCCGCGCGCCTCGACGATCGCCCGCTGATATTGGCCATGCAATTCCTTGATTGTCGCGGTTTCCTCGATCGTAACCTCCTGCACGAGCCCGAAATTAACCGGCGTCGCATTTGGGATGTCCGTGCGGGTTCCGAGCAAGATACCGGAGCCGAAACTATACATCGAAGACCCTTTCCTTCGTGATCATGTCATTTGGTCGCGGAATGAGCCGATCGTCTACGATTCTGCACCGGCGAGGCTTGCCAGGGCTTCCGCGAGCTGCAGCTTCAAGATTTCCTTGGCCTCGTAGAGAAGATTCCACGCCTCTGTATCGCGTGCCACGGCCGATCCGTGGAAATGTGAAAAGTGCCATTCATCCACAAGCTCGGCGAGGCGATCCACTGTCAATTTCGCTACAGGTTCCGACATATTGAGTTCCTATGGGAGGACGATCTCGATCGGCACGATCACGAGCGCATCGCCATCGAGATCGCCCGGGTCCTTCAAAATCTTGCCATCGATCCGGCAATGGTAAACTATTCCGCCAAGGGTGTTGCGACCTATGCAAAGGTCAGCGCCGGACAAGGCGAAGGCTCCTTCAAGGGCATCGAGGACATCATTGATAAGCGGGGCCCCACTCGTCGTCTGATCTTTTGCATTGAGATAAATGAACAGCCGGATTTCGAGCACACGCTTTGGAACCGCACTTGCGCTCCACGAGTGACGTTCCTCACCCCCCTCGAACAGAAAGCACGCAGGACGATTAACGGATGGAACATCGCTCCAAAGCCTAAGGCGGCGCGCAGGACCAAGCTTCCAGGGATAGGCGGCTGCGATCAATCCCATCAGAGCCGTCATGACATTTTCGCGCGATGGCGCAGCCATCAAACTCTCCCTTCAGGATGAAGCGATCCGCGATCTTAACAGCGTCGGCGTGGTGTCATTTCTGGCCAGAACGCAAAGCCTCGATAGCCAAACGTTTCAGATCTGGCTCCACATCACCGCGCACCATGGACAGCATGCGTGCGGCCTCCTGATCGCGCCCCAACACCTTTTCGCCAGCTCGCCGCGATAGCCCGTCGTCGGAACCGCCATTATGATCCAAAATCCCGTTCTTCAGGTTCACCAATTCCCGCGCATTGCGTTTTGTGGCAATGGCCGCCAAGGATGCGCGCTCTGCCTTCGACCCCAATGGCGCCGCCGCGTTACCGTCTGGACCTCCTGCCGTAACAGCGGCTTGCCCTTCTTCCGAAGAAATAACCGCTCCCACATCCGGGCGAGCCAATTGTTCTTTCAAACGCGCCAGGACAAGATCGCGGACGGCATCGACACGGTATCGCCACATCCCGGCGATGTCCTCAGGGCTCATCATGGCATGACCACACGGCGATAAGGCTGCAGACCGAGAGCGACGTAATCCGGCATGTCCTTTACGACAAAGGCAATTGTCTCATGACCGCCAAGCGCTTTTGATCGCTGCCCGATGCGGGATCGATAGGCATAGCGCTCGGCCGCCCATTCAATACAACAAGACGCCAGATCGGCCGGGACATAGCCATAGGTGATAAGGACTTCCCGTCCCGCATCCGCGCTGGCGAATGCGTAGGTACCATCGTCAACGGCATATTGACCAGCACCCGGCATTTCGGACACAAGCTCGAACGGCCCGCCATCCAGATCGATTACCCCTCCGTCGCATGCATAGGCGCCATAGGGCGCAAGCACGGAGGTCATGTAGGGAGTGTTCACGGGGACGGTAGCGGGTTCATTGGTTCTCTGATAGCCCGCCTTATAGATAACATGCACATTCTGCACACCCGAACCAAAGCTAGCCCCGCGCAAGGATAATCTCTGCATGGCACCGGGTGGCGCCAGATCTGGGGCATCGAAGACATAGCCACCCTGACCCACTGCCCCCGGCGCAAGTGACGTTCCAGCCGGAACCGCGAGAGCGTTTACACTACAGGAAAGGACCTCATTGACCGGCCATTGTCGTAGCAGGATCGACTCGTCCATCCCGCCGTCGTGAAACTCGACATAGGTCGCGGGCAAGATCGAGGGCCGATTGATCGTGCTGAGGATAGCACGGCTCATCTGGGTGATGAGCCGTGCAAGAATTTCGTCATCGTCGCTTCCTGCAACATCGAGCCAGCGCTTAAGGTCAGCCAGCCTCGCGAGGTCGAAGGGGGATCCCATTACATGAAGGCCTTTCCATCAAATATAGATTTGGTGGCGCAGATTCTTTGCGCGAAAATCCACCGCGCCCGAGCGCCACCCGCTTGCCTAACGAGCGTCACGCCCCGCGCGCACGACGTGCCAGCGCGCGCAATTCGTCATTAGTGACTGGCAGCGAGACAGCAACACGCCTTTCCTTGAGGAAAGCAAAAAGCGCCAGCCGGTTCATGCTTTCAATCGCGCGGTGATCACTCAGATCACTCGCGCTCCGCGCCTCACCTTCTTGGCTTACGGGCTCCAAAGGCCGGGGTGTGGCGCCAGGCGGGATCGGAACAAATCCATGTGGACCGAGAGCGGCAAAGGCATCCGCCTCGACGTCAACCGATCCGTCTTCATCAATCGTGAGGATGCGGCCTTGATAAGACAATGCGACGCAGCCTTCAGGAGCCCAAATTTTCACTGGTTTGCCCTCGTACGAAATGGCCATTCCTGCTGCGCCGGACGCGATGGCTTGCTCCACTCCATCGATCGCCCATGCGCACGCTGGAGAGCCAGCCGATATTGACGACGGGCTCCGATCCTAAACAGATCACACGGTGCCGATATTTGTGATCACGGCCATGGATGGCGGGAAGTAATTCTGCAACACCTCGTCGGCGTAAACGCCATATTCGTATTTGCGCGTGCGCAGCGGCCATTCGATCTGATAATAGTCTTGACGTGTCCGGATCTGCACGACATTGCCGACGCCGGCAAGCGGATATGGAAGCATCTTGGTCGTGAACAGGATCGTCCCCGCCGGCATATTCGGATGCACCTTGATGTCGACGACGCTGCCCCCCTGCATGGAGAAGCGATTGAGATAGGTGCGCACCATGATGCCGCCGCCCACCATATCCTGCGCTGATTCAAACACGAATCTTTGCGCCGACGTCTGCGAACCGGCAAGGATACCCCGGGAGATGCTGGAGGCCTCCTGAGAACTTACCCACATCGTATCGGGAGATAAGCGATAATTATCCCACATGGACTTGAGGACGACATCGATCTCGACGATTCCGCCAACCCCATCATTGGTCAAGGGCGTACCGGTCCCCGCAGTTCCGGTCGGCATGGCGAGAACATGGGCCCCCGACCCCGGCTTCAGAGCCTGGTAGATCAAACCATCGAAGGCCAGCCCATTGGTTGAATTATCGTTGGGACCGAGCGAGGCCGCGGCCTGTGTCCCCGTCGCCGCACCAGTGATTCTGATGGAATTAATGGTCGTGATGGCACCAAGCACCTCCGCGCCCGCCGCGCCCCAAAACCATGCATAACCGAGAGCGCCAGGAACGCTTGTAACGGTCGCCAGAACCGAACCGGTCGAACCGGTTGTCGCAACCGTCGCATTCATGCTCTTCCGGCCAACACCCCCGCCAAACGTATCGGATGAGGTGCCATCCGCGTTGGTGCGCGTGATCTCGCCCTGGACACCGCCGGCAATACTGCCGTTGATCATTCCGTCAAGCGTCATCGCGGCACAAATCACCGACCAGGTTTGCGCCGCGAGTGTTCCGCCCGTCGTCGCGGCGGTCAACGTGGGGGTCGGCGTCGTGCCGAGAGGATTTGAGGTGTTGCCGCCGAGGATCATCGCCTCCTCGCCGAGCATCAGCGCTTCTAGGCCAGTCTTCGCAGCGATGGCGCGAACATCGTCGAATTCATTACCCGCATATTGGGCCTCGAAGTCGACACTGGTTTCAACACCAATTCCCTTATAGGTCGCGGTATAGTCGTGGGTCGCGACCGCGAGGACACCGCCGCGGTTCGCGGTCGAAACGCCGAAGCGCAATCCTGTCGTGTTGATCGCGGTGATCGCGCGCCACGCGGCCTCGATGCCACCCTTGCCCGAGACACGCGGAATCATGTTACGCAACGGCGTGAGGACCGGGTAGAGAAATTTCGCACCGAGTTCGAGATCATAGAAGGTAAGGCCCGAGGCTGGGCTGGCGCTCGGAGAAAAAGTGCTCTTTTCGAGGCCAATGAGGCTTTTGAACCGCGGGTCGCCGAGCGGGCGCCGTTGCGCCGCCTTGAGCCGGTCCAGAACATCCTGAACATCGGTGTGCATGGTCAT